ATGTTGTATTCTGAATAGAAAGGGGTCTCAGCTTCGTTAAATGCACGAAGATTAAGCTCTACAGTTGTAGTTCCTGAGTCCGCTAACCATGCTGCCAACGTTTCGTCATCATTGATGTTCGCCATCCATTGATTCATTGACTTTTGGTAAGTGGTATCTGAAGCTGCAGTTTTTGCCAGCTGAGTTTTCCATCTTACACTGCCTCTTACGAAGCCAAAGGAACGAAGAATTCGTCCCCATTTAGTCATGTCACCAACAGATCTTGTCCATGGATTATATGAGAATCCGCCAATTGTTTCTGAAGCTGTTGATACTATTACTGTTTCTAATATTGAGTATCTACGATTAAGCTCAGACCAACTGTCAACTTTTTCTCCATTTTGAATGTTCGAAGGAACACAGGACGTTGCAGGTATGATCGTTTCAAACGGGGTTTTGAAATGAAGGACCATGTCGGTCTGGTCCGTTACATTTGTAGCCATTTGAGGTCTGAAGCTGGAAGAGTTACTATTCGAACTTGATTTGACTCTTAGGTCTGCTTCTTGTTTTTGTTCTTTGTTTTGTTTTTCTTTTTCAAGGTTGTACTTTTCCCATTTCTTGGTCATAGCACTGCCTGTGCGGAGTCCGAAACCTGCCGGTTCTGGATCAACGAAATTAGCATAAACTGAAATTGTCAACGTTGGTGTTGTCGTGGTGCCTGTGAGTAGTAATGGATGCATTACGTAAATGCCTACTACCCCCATATTTCCTCGAGCTACTGCTGTTGGGTCGTCATTCATGTTCCAAAAATTGCAGGGTTGAACAAATGGTATTTCAAAATCGAGGGATACATTTGTATTAGCCGAGAATATTGCTGAGTTCATGCACGAGGCTGTGAAAATGTTCTGAAAAGGTAATGTTTGTGTATCTGCTGGATGATAGTGAGGAAACCAGACGAAGAGCAATTTTCCATAATGAAAAACGGTTCCGTTACCACGAACTGAAATTTTAATTCCACTTCGAAAGTATTGGAAACGATTCAATTTTTCTTGTATGTTAGGTATAGCATATAAAGCATTTGGAAAATCAATTGCTCCTATCAAGGTTCCTACATCATCGGCGCCCGTCCACACGTACGACTCGATTGGATATGGTCTTGAAAGAACAGGTTTGAGTCCTTGATCAGGGTACGGGTCTGTACCTTTGGTCGCAGCAGTGGCAGTTAGTGGAACTTCTGCCTTTGGATCCTGCTTGCCGACGTTATCCGAGAAATTTGTTGTAGCCACAATAGTCTCTAAAGGTTTGTCTACTTCTTGATGTTCTGAAAGCGAAACTGACATTTGTGCTCTGAACTTGTATTTCTTTTTAGCCATACTAGTCCAAACGTCTGTTCCTAGGCCTGTACCATCCGCGAACTTCCCGGTATCAAGATATGTAGGTCGTGCACATTCAAAGTCTTCTGCACCCGACATCCAAATGGCTCCATAGATCCTGGAGGCATCGACTGTCGAAGCATTAGCTACTGGATTGATGATACTTAGTACCCATTGTCCATTGAAACCTTCCCATTGTGTTACTGGTAAAGTTGTGGCAATGTCTGGTTCTAAAACATCAGTGAAGTGTTTTTCTTTGAGGTATGGTACGGTGATACTAACAGAAGTGTCTCCTGTAATGTCTATTATCTTGTTGACTGTGTCCCCTTCTTCGTTCGCTGCAAAAGATGCAGTGAAAGTCGGATCCGGTAGCCAAGTCAAACGAAGACGACAGCTTAACATTTTACTTGCAGAAAATTGAATACAATATTTCATTCCTCCCCTCCACATTGCGAATTGCATCGCCATGTTTCCTACTGGTGTAAGATAGAAGTTCTGGAAATCCGTAGTCTTTCCCTTTTTCTTGCTCATAGATGTATAACTGTCATTAAAACAATACGTTGGAGTTACTGGTATGATTGCTGGTTTGTAGCCAACTCCATTTGTGTTATCAAAATAAAAAATTTGGATCAGTGACGGTCTGAGTTTGTAATTTGCGAACAAATTATAATCATCAGGAGTCACATAAATTTTAAAATCTTGTGAGACAACATTTTCTGGTTTCATAGAAAGTTTTTCACAACCATCAAGTCCGCTTGCGTGGGCAAGAGTTGTGTGATTCTGAAGTATGTTTTTTTGAACTGCTTGAGTTGAGGTCGGTTTGTCAAGGAAAAGTGCCATAGCTGCATCGGTTGCAACGCTGCCAAGCATATCTCCCCCCATTGATGTTAGAGCACTCATAAATGGTTGAATAATTGTGTCGAATGACAATGGTGTTGTCGTTTTAGATTCGGACGTGAGTGTGTTGTCTTTGCTTCTTTGTTTTTGTTCTTTTTTGGTCGAATTCATTTGAGGTGAAAACTTAGGTTTCATAGCGAAGTATGAAGCTCCTAAAGAATTGTACTGTAAATCTACAGCAGCAATTCCAAGTTTTACCAAAGCTGAATTCCATTTATTTTTACAGTCGTAAAAATATTGTCTTCCCCAAAGAAAAGCTTCGCGAAGGGCAGAGTCAATTTTTTGACGAAGAGCTTCGTCGTGTGACAGCTCAGTCGAAACCCAATATGGCATCTCTTCTATAGTTGCTTTTGTCAAGCATCCATGGATGAGGCCAAGGTCATCTTTCACAAATGTTCGTTGTAGGTATTTACAATCTTCAGGGGCATAAGAATCCACTAAAGGTTGATCTTTGTAAATACCAGTGTATTCCATTCCCCATTTTGCGCATTCAGATCGAATGTCAAACATGGAGAAGAAGGGGTCCTTGTCCATCCCTTGGATGTGGTCATCGCCAAATCCCTTGAAAGCATTCCAAACGTAATTAAAT